GGTAAAAAAGGTAAATATAAAAATTTAACACAAAAAGATATTGATAGAATTGTAGATCAAACTAACGATCATATATTTCAACGTGATCCAGATAATTTGTTTGTTGGTGACAGAGATATTGATAACAAAAAAAGATTATTAACTGAAGATGAAATTGATTACTACATAGATGAACTAGGAGACACTGAAACCTGGATGATGGATGGAACTGTTGGAGAAGCTGAGAAAGCTTTAGCAGATAGTAAAGAATACATGGCAGCCATGAAAAAAGAATATGATGCTGCATCTCCTGCTGAAAGAGCAGAAGTAATTGGCTCTAAAGAGCCTGTTGAGGATCGTCCAATGTTTAAACAAAAAAAAGAACCAGACACACAAGTATTCAAAGACTCAGAAGGCGGTATCAAAGGAATCACTATGGGTGGTGATAAAGAATTTAAAAAAGCTATGAGTGAGGCTATGGAAGAAGGTATGAGAGAATCAGAAAACATGAAACGTCTTGGCCTAGATCCAACTAAAATGAAAGATGCTCTTAAATATGACGAGATGAAAGAAGCTGGTCAGTTAGAAAAAAATGTAACAGGTCTTTCTGATATGTCAGAAAAAGATATGCTTATGAAAAAATATCCAGGAATGGGCGAAGAACTTGCAGAACAAATTGCAACGGATCCAGATCCAGCACGTAAAGCTCAAGTTATTTCTATGGTAGAACAAACATTTAAACTTAGCGAGCAAGGAAAAAGTGGTGACGAGATTATAGATATATTTAAAAAAGAAACAGACAGAACTGAACAAGCTGATGGTGGTATAACTAGATTAAGAAATGGTTACTATGGTGGTGGAATGACAAACATGGTTGAACCTGATCTATCAGACATTGGCCATGGTTCGGATGCCTTGATGGGAAGAACAAGACTCACGGCCCCCGGATCACAAGCAACTACATCAACAGGGTTAAATTATTTATTAGGTGAAGATAACGACAATATTAGAGTTCCGTTTCAAGATGGACTTTTAGTTCCACCTAAAAAACCATACACAGAAGAAATGTTTCAAGATGATTCAATGACGTTGTTACAGGGTATGTACGGAACAGGTAAAGATAGTAATGAATTTTTATACAATGAAATGATAAAAAAAGGTAACAAGTTAAGAGAACGAGGAGTTGAAAGAGAAACTGTTATTGAAATTATCAGAAACAATAAAGATAAAATTGATATGATTTTAAAACAACAGACTACATCTCCTAAAAGTTTAAAAGGTTTAGCTGAGGGTGGTAGAATTGGTTTTGCAGGGGGTGGAGCTGATATGGGAACAGTATCTACACCTTCAAGAGCAGCTACAGCTAAAAGTGTAAACGTTTCTCCAAGTGGTAGTGTTACTACAAGTAAGACTAAAGGACCAGATGGTCCTGACGATAGAGGAAGTCCACAACAAAATTTAAATCATTTGGTAGCTATGCATAAAAATCAAAATCCACAACCACAAGAATCTAAATTGAAAAATATGGTTAACACAGCTCAAGAAGTTAACTACTTAAGAAATTTAAAAAATCTAGATCCCATAGGTTTAGGTATAAGTTATGGAATAAACAAATTTGGACCATCAATAATGCAAAAATTAAAAAATTTAAGAAGTGAAGCAGAAATAGAAGAAGAAGACGGTATTATGCAAATGGTTGAGTTAACTGAGCCACAATTAGATTATTTAAATAGTAAAAAAACTCAAAGAGATTTAAAAGAAGGTTTTTTATCTCCACAACAAATTTATGATAAACTACCTGAATACGAAGAAAAAACTCCTCTTAACCCTTTTAAAGGAGACCAAGAACCGACAAGTCCAAAAGAATTTAATGAATACCTAGACACCATAGATAAAAATAAATTTTTAGAGAGAATAACAGTAGCAGACGGTGGTATCGCTGGCCTAAGACAAGGTTATGCTGGTGGAACTTTAGTTGATAAAGGTCGTAGAGGATTTTTAAAATTTTTAGGAGGAACTGCAGCAGGTGTTGTAGCTTTAAAAGCAGGACTTGTTAAAATGCTTGGCAAAGAGTCAGGAGCCATAAGCAAAAAAGCAATTGACGAAGTAATTATAGAAGGTGGCTCAGGCGCACCGGCGTGGTTACAACCATTAGTAAATAAAGCGCTTAGAGATGGTACAGATATATCAAAACAAGCCGTTAAAGACGGTCAGGTTGTTAAATCGTTAGACACACCAACTGGTAAAGTTGATGTTTACTATGACACAAGAACTGGTGAGATTGATATAGATTATATTGGTGGTAACACTGCACTTGGTGAAAGTGTTAACATGAGATACGTTCCAGGTGTTGCTGATGAAGGAACCCAAGGTATTAAACCTGCAGATGAGTTTGAAGCAAATGAAGCTATTCCAGAAGGTAGAGGATATTCATATGGTGATGAGTATGACTACAGTATTGATGTGGGAGAAAACACAACAGACAATGTTAAAAATTTATTTTCTGATACAACAGAACTTGCAGAACTAGGGGGTCAAAAAACTCTTACAAAAGATATTGTTGAAACAGTTAAAAAGAAAAAAGTTTTAAAACAAATGAAAGACAATCCTGCGGACTTCATAACAGATGTTCAAGGTGATTTTGTACCAGATTAATTATGAGTAATGATTATTTTAAAGCACAGGGATGGTTTAAAACCTACGCACTAAATTCACAAGATAGTCGTGGTGTGTTTCAACAATTAGTCAAAGAAGACGAAAAAGCTTTTAGACTAGCAAGTGCTGAGACTGATAGAATTAAAAATATGATAAACGAAAAGTTTGGTCCGGGAACCATAAAGCCTGCATCAGAGTTACCACCTATACAAAATCCATTCGAGGAATTTGAAGAACGTAACCCCGCAGCTGAAGGTGGACGGATTGGATTTGATAATGGGTTAACTGTCTTACCTTTTAAAAAATTAAAAAACGGTAAATATAGTTTACGTTTATATTTAGGAACAGAAAACGGAAAAAGAATAGAAAAAACGTTTACCGGAACTAAAAAAGAATTAAGAAAAATATATAAAGATAGAAACGTTAGAGTCGAAGGAACGGGAGCTTCACAGGCTTTTGCGGAAGCAGACTCAAAAGGAATTCCGTATGAAGTTAAACAAGGGGAAAATAAAGGTAAGTTTGCAATTAGAGGACCTAAAGAAAAAAATTTTTCTTTTTATGATACAGAAGAATTAGCACAAGAACACATAGATAACTATAGAGCTGAAACTGATTCAGTAGGTGGAGACAGAACCGGTGAATTAGAAAATAAAAAATATAAAAAAGGATACAAAACTAAAAAACAATTTTTAGATTTTTTAACTAAAAATAATATTGCTGGAAAAAATGCAGCTAGTTTTGCAATGAATTTTAATATTAAAACTGAAGTTAATCCTTATAATAATAACGCTTACATATACGACACAAGTAAGTTTACTCCAAAAAAAATAGAAGAAATACAAAAAGCACAACGTTCTAGTGGAACAGCAACAGAGTATGTTAAAAATAAATTTCCAGCTAAAACAAAAAGTGAATCACAAAAACCTAGATTAGATGCAATAGAAGTAAAAGGTGGTGTCAAAAAAAATGACCCATACGCCGGTAAAAGAGGATCAGGAATTGAATTAGGTCACACAGGAAATATATTTGGAACTGAATTAATAACAGGCGACAAACTAGCTTACACACCTACTGAAGTAAATCAATTGATGGGTAAAAAAGGAAACATTGATGATAAGATAAGATCAGTTTCTGCAAAAATAGAAAAAATAAAAAATTCTAATAAACCAGTTAATGTTAAAAAAGATTTATTAGAACAAACAGATAATATTTTAATTAGACTAGCTTCTCAGTCACAAGGATTTAAAAAAGTAACTTTAAGTGGTGGAGGAACTTTTGGTGGAGAGAGATTAACTATAGATCCATTTAACACCTATCCAGGAAAAACTGAAAAAGAAATACAAAAAATACAAAAAGAATATTTAGGTAAAAAAATTATTACTGAAGAAATGGCAGCTAAAAATTCTAAACTTAAAGTAACACCTCCTGAAGAAATACAAAAAATACAAGATGCTTTCTTTTTTGAAAAAAATAGAAAAAACGTTATGAAGGCATCTAAAAAAATAGGTAAAAAAGAAATTAAAAAAATTAAAGAAAATATAAACATTGATTTTATTGATGGCAAAGAAAGTTTTGTTGGCGTTAATTCTGGGTTTAATACTGATTTGTTAATGAAAGATCCATTAGTTCAAAAAATATTAAATTCTAAAACAGGCCAAGCAGTAAAAAATGCAGCAAGAGGAACAGTGGGTACAGTTGGTAAAGTATTTGGTGGAATTGATATTGTTATTGGAGCATTAGATTATGAAAATAATAAAAGTAAAGGTCAAAAACATGATGAAGCATTAGGTAATGCAGTTCAAGCAATGTCGTTTGGTTTATACAAAAGTGGTGACCGAGCAAGAGTAAAAGAAGTTAAAGATATTTTTGTAAAGAATGGTGGTGATGGAGAAATATTTGATCAAGCAACTGCGTTAAATTCTAAAGATCAAGAAATAAACGATCTTATTTTTGACAGCAAGAAAAAAGCAGATACTTTTGTAAGATACGCTAAAGAAGGTAGAGGAGTTCTAACTCCTGATCCAGAAAAGTCTAAAGCAGATTATAATGTATTAAAAAAGAATTTAAACGAAGAAATTAAAAACAAAATACAAGAACGAGATAGTATGGTTGAAAGCTATAAAACTAATCTAAGAGTTAGTGAAGCTGGAGCACCTATTCAAATTGGCGGCAATGAATTTTTTAGTCAACCATTTAAAGATGTAAAACAATCTGCAATGGATAAAATTGCAGAAGACAATAAAAAAGCATATGACATGCAAAAAAGACAAGTTAATTTTACTTCTGGTAAATATGGTAACTTTTTACAAAATAATATTTTTACAATGAATCCACAAGAAAAAGCAGAGCTTCAAAGACAAATTAATAATATGGATGAACGAGAATTATATAAATTTAATTTATCAAGGGGAATGGACCCTGACAATTTAATTAGATTTGAAGATTTATTAAATATTAAATCAAGTAACCCTGATTTAATGGGTGTTAATACAACTAAATATGTTAATTATGATGACCAAAAAGCAGAAGGTGGTATAATAGGATTAAGGAGTAAATATGAGTATAAAAAATAAACCAACAAATAAGAAAAACCCAACATCGGTAAAAAAAACTAACCCTGGTTTTAAATGGTGGGCAGTGCCACCTAAAAAAGGACCGCTATCACAGGGGTTGAAATTACCACAAAAACAAGTTAAGAAAGTCTAGGAGAAAATATATGGCAGATATAGATAAAGCTCTCCCTAACGAAAGACCTGAAGACGAAGTTCTAGAAGGAATGGAAGAGGTTGATATTGCAGACAAGTTAGGTAAGGGACCAGTAGAAATTACAGAAGACGACGAAGGGGCTACAATTGATTTTGACCCTAACGCAATGCCAATGCCTGAAGAAGGTGGCGATCACTTTGCAAACCTAAACGAATTACTTCCAGAAGACGATACAAGTGCCATGGGTAGTCAATTACAAAACGACTACATGGAATACAAAATGTCTCGTAAAGAATGGGAACGATCTTACATTGAAGGTTTAAGTTTATTAGGATTTAAATACGACAATAGAACAGAACCTTTTCAAGGAGCCAGCGGTGCAACGCACCCGGTTTTAGCTGAAGCTGTTACACAGTTTCAAGCGTTAGCTTATAAAGAATTATTACCAGCAGATGGACCGGTTAGAACTATGGTTATGGGTGCATCTGATCCTATGAAAGAACAGCAAGCTCAAAGAGTTAAAAACTTTATGAACTATCAAATCATGGATCAAATGAAAGAATACGAACCTGAGTTTGATCAAATGTTATTTTACCTACCACTGTCAGGTTCTACATTTAAAAAAGTTTATTATGACGATTTATTGGGAAGAGCAGTTTCTAAGTTCATCCCAGCGGATGATCTTGTTGTTCCATACACGGCTACCTCATTAGACGATGCGGAATCAGTCATCCATGTTATCAAGATGTCGGAAAATGATCTGCGTAAACAAATGGCTGCAGGTTTTTATTCTGACATCGAGTTAACTAAACCAACTGGTACAGTTACTAACGATTTAGAAGAAAAAGAAAGAGAAGTCGAAGGACTTACAAAATCCCAAAGAGTAGATCCTTTATACACAGTTCTAGAATGCCACGTTAATCTAGACCTAGAAGGATTTGAAGACCTTGGCCCCGACGGAGAGCCAACGGGAATAAAATTGCCTTACATCGTAACCATCGAAGAAGGTAGTAGGAAAGTTTTGTCTATTAGACGAAACTTTGCGCCCAATGATCCAAAGAAAAGTAAAATCCAATATTTTGTCCACTTCAAGTTTCTGCCAGGACTAGGATTTTATGGCTTAGGATTAATTCATATGATTGGCGGATTGAGTCGTACTGCAACTGCGGCTCTCCGTCAGTTATTAGATGCAGGAACGTTATCAAACCTACCAGCAGGATTTAAACAAAGAGGTGTCAGAGTAAAAGATGATGCCGCAAATATACAACCAGGAGAATTTAAAGATGTTGACACTCCAGGCGGTAATCTAAAAGATGCTTTCGTATTCTTACCTTACAAAGAA